AACAGATATGGGTTGGCGTTTATCTAAGGGTAGAAGTAAAAGAAAAATTGACGGTGCAATAGCTATGGTTTTAATGCTTGATAGGATAACTGCACCAGAACCACTAAGCGATGAGCCAGAAGTTGCTATTATAAACTTATGAAAAACTATATAACAACACTAGCTGAAGTTATAGGTGCAGGTCTTATAATTTATGGAGTATATACAATAAACGTATCATTAGCGTTAATAGTCGCTGGTGCGTTTTTAATTATAGGAAGTTATTTAGCAGTTAGATGAGTTTATTCAAAAGAGTAGAAAACAGGGACGCAGCTTTAGGAAACCTTGTTGATTTATTAGCTTTACGTGAGGGTGGTTTATCTAACTACACAGGCGAAAAAGTAAATGAAATGTCGGCACTAGGCATATCAACTGTATTTAGTGCAATATCATTAATTGCAGACAGTATTGCGTTACTTCCAGTTAAAACACTTCGTTATGACGGTCAAAAGACAATATTTACTGATAAACCTAAATTTTTAGAAAAACCTAATGTTGGTCTTGATTTATCAATGTTTTCATTAATGCACCAAATTATTACATCACTTGCTATGCACGGTAATAGTTTTGTGCTAGTTGACAAAGACAGACAAGGGCGACCAATACAACTTACCCCAGTACACCCAGAAAAAGTAAAAGTAGAAATGATAAATGGGCAAAAAGTTTATATGTTACAAACTTCTAAAGGTAATTACGACAGAAAAATTACAAGCAACAATATGTTACATTTTACTTGGTATTCTTATCCCGGACAGCTTATAGGCGTAAGCCCATTACGTACCAATTCAAATACTTATGGTCTTGCATTGGCTATGGAAAGGCATATTGCACAATTTTATGGGCAAGGTGGTACACCTAGTTCTGTATTAGAAACAGATAGAGATTTAACAGCTGAACAAGCAAATATATTAAAAGAAACTTGGTTAGGTAATCATAATAGAAATAGGAAACCAGCAGTACTTACTGGTGGTCTAAAATGGAAAGCTATTTCAGACGCAGCAGGAAATGAATTGATAGCTGCAAGGGATCAAATAGTTCACGAAATAGCAAGAGTATTTAGAATACCGGCACATTTATTATTATCTAAAGACGGTTCAAATGTATATTCAAATATTGAAAGTAATGGACTTGCTTTTATTAGACATACATTGTTGCCGTGGATAAGACGTATTGAAGATGGTTTTAGTACATTACTACCGGGTAAACAGTTTGTTAAATTAGACACAGATGAATATAGCCGTGGCGACCAATTAAGTAGGGTTAGGTCATTTCAAGTAGCAGTTAGTTCTGGAATTATGACACCAAACGAAGCTAGGGCAAAAATGGATTTAGAACCGTATGAGGGTGGCGACAAGTTCTACATTGGTTTACAAGGTGCATTGGTAGATCCAACGCTACAACCACAAGGAATAGACGAACACGACCCAACAAACGAACTACCAGAAAACTAATGCCATATTCAATTAGCACAGAAGCTGAAGATTGTAACGGTTTTGCAGTAGTTAAAGATGATGATAATTTTATTATGGGTTGCCACGAAACAGAAGAAAAAGCAAAAGACCAGATAACAGCATTAAATATTGCAGAAGCAGAAAATAAAAGACAAGCAGACGCAAGTCAAGATATATACGAAACAAAAGAAGAAGCTGAAGAAAAAGCTAAACAAATTGGTTGCGTTGGTTCACACACACACGAAATTGATGGTAAAACTTTTTATATGCCGTGCGACAATATGAAAGATTACGAAGATATAACTGGTATGAAACATAAAGATGATGATGATACAACATTAGTTAGTTACAACAGCGAACAAAGACAAGTAGATAGAACACCACCTAAATTTATGCAAGAAAACGCACAACGTGGTTTAGATAATCTTAATAAAGCAGGGGACGGTTTAGTTGATGAAACAGTTAGACAAGCACGTATTATGTCTAGGGGTGAACAACTAAGCATAGATAAAATTGTAAAAATAGCAGCGTGGCATAAAAGACACCTTAGTGATTTAGATAGAGAAAAAACAAACCCAAATGATCCAGATACTTGGAGGGCTTCAGATGTAGCATTTTTGTTATGGGGTTCTAATCCGTGGACTAAACCAATGGGTGCAGCAGATTGGGCAGATAGAAAGATTGCACAACTTGTTAGTGAGGGCAAATTAGAACCAAGACAAAAAGGTAGTGATAGTTCTACACCAGCACCAAAGAAAGACCAAGTGCAAGGAAGTAAGAAAAATCCAAAAGGTTCTGCAAGTGGTAAAAAAGGTGGTATTGACTTTAGCGAAAGCACAGAAAAATCTATTAGAGGAAGAATAGAAAAACATAATGAAGATGTTGAGGGTATGGCAGATTGGCGTAAATTAAAAATGGGAACTGCAAAGGCAGTTGTTAGACGTGGATTTGGTGCATACTCAACAAGCCACAGACCGGGTGTTAGTCGTCAAGCGTGGGGGTTAGCAAGGTTACGTGCATTTAGTTATTTACTAAAGAACGATAGACCACAAAACCCAAAGTACAGATCAGACAATGATTTATTACCAACAGAACACCCACGATACAGTAAAAAGGAAGAAAAAATGAGTACACAACATTTAGATGTGTTTGATAGACCAGTTGCTATATCACAAACACTAGAAACACAAAAACGCAACACTATTCTTAAAGAAATGGATAATCAAACTGAAAATAGAAGTTTTACATTTAGTGCAGTAGAAGAACGCAATACTAACGATAACGATACATTGTTGTTTACAGGTTACGCTTCTGTATTTGATAAACCTTATGGCGTAAGGGATAGCCGTGGACAATATAATGAAACAATAAAACAGGGTGCGTTTAAGAAAACATTAAAAGAACAAGATGACGTAAGATTTTTAGTTAATCACGATGGTATTCCGTTGGCTAGAACATCATCAGGTACATTACAACTAGAAGAAGATGATTATGGTTTATTTGTACGTGCTGAACTAGATCCATCAAACCCAACTGTTGCAGAAGTATCAAGTGCTATGAAACGTGGCGACTTAAATGAAATGTCATTTGCTTTTGCAGCTATTAAAGACAATTTTGATAATAATGGTGAAAATAGAGAAGTAAACGAAGCACGATTATTTGACGTATCAGTTGTAACATATCCAGCTAATCCGTGGGCAGGTGCAAAACTTCGTGGCGTAGATATAGAGAACTTGCACAAAGAATTAGTTGAAGCTAGAAGTGGCGAACAAGCAACTGAAATACTAGAAAGTTTTATTAACCAAGTCGCTGATGGTGATAACGTTGATAAAAAGCGAAGCAATCCTAAAGTGGATTTATTAAAAATGAAACTTGAAAGGGACGGTATTCGCTAAAGACGTATAGCCGTGGTTATAGCCGTGTATCACACTTGACTACCACACTCTACGCAGAAGTATAAGAAAATAACAACAAGGAAATTAAATTGAAAAAATTAATTGAAGCTAGAGAAGCTAAAGTAGCTGAACTTGACGGTCTTGTTTCAGAACTTGATGAAATGGAAGCTGGGGAAGAATTTGACGGCAAATTTGCTAGATCAAACGAACTTCACGCTGAAATCAAAGATATGAACGTAAAGATTGATGAAGCAAGAGAAGCAGCTGAAACTTTGAAAGCAGTTAAAGAAAGCAGAAATGAACTTGGTGTTGAGGACGAGGACTTAGGCGATAAAGAAGCTGTTGTAGAAGTAAATGAGCCAGATATGTACAGAAAGGGTGGCGAACACTCTTTTATATCAGACGCTTACGCAGCTAGATCTGGCGACTTTAAAGCACAAGAAAGACTTAACAACCACCAAGATCACGAAGCTAGAGATGTTGGCACAGGTGCTTTTACAGGATTAGTTGTACCACAATACTTAGTAGATGAGTACGCACCAATCGCAAGAGCAGGAAGTGCATTTTATAACGCAGTTCCTAAAAAGGACTTACCAGCATACGGAAACAAAATAGAAATATCAAGAATAACAACTGGATCAGCAGCAGCAGAACAGGCTTCTGAAAATTCAGCTGTACAAGAAACCAATATGGACGACACCTTATTAACAGTTAATGTTGATACTGTTGCAGGACAACAAGACGTTTCAAGACAAGCACTTGAACGTGGTGGACAACCGGGTTTCTCAATGGAAAACATTATTTTCCAAGACTTGGTAGCAGCTTATTTTGGTAAGTTAGATCAGTTGATGATTAACGGTTCTGGTTCTTCTGGACAACCATTAGGAATTAGAAACGTATCTGGTATTAATACAGTAACTTACACAGACGGTACACCAACTGTTGGTGAAGCATTTCCAAAACTTGCAGACGCAGTTCAAAAAGT